CCAAACCCTAAAGGTATTGTCTGCGTACTGAGCTACATATTTCTCTACTGAATCTCTGATGATAGAGAACCAACGACCAGAGGCAGAAGCGTTGTATAGGTTAGTGACGTACCTGCCTCCTGGGCGCTTCAGGAGACCTAGTGCATAGTCTGGGTAAACATTGATGGCATCCCGTACCTGACCTGGAAACTTACGGTTATCTGGCTGCTGAGAGATTCCAAGGAATAGGTTGGGAATACGTTGGGTGATGTTACTCATCGACGCAGTGCCTGAAACGGTTGATAGCTGGTGTAGTAGTCTTCACCATCGCGGAAACCAAACATTGTATAGTCACCTTGTTGGCATTCGTATTCAAGTGCCACAGCACGTGTGATGGACTCCTGCTCACCAAGTAGTGCATTTAACTCTTTGTCCCCAACCATTTTGATTGCACAGAGACGAGCAGCACGGGCTGTAATGTACTGCTGAATAGCAGGGGGAAGATCAGAGAACTCAAAGTACCAGATGATGTCAGCATCAATCGCTTGGGACCATTCATATGTATGGTTCTGTCGGTCATACAACTTCCCGTCGCGCCTTACAGGGTCGTAGTCCGCATAGTGCGAGTAGCGGTTCGTGTCAATCGACAAAGCGTTAGTTGGGAATAGAATCTCCCCAGTAACGGAGTCTGGTGTTAGTTCATAATGACGCTCAGTGTTGAACGTCCACCCTTCTGCTTGGACCATCCTGCTCACCTCTCGGAGGGTATTCAGGACAATGGCAACCTCAGGGTTTTGCAGATCAAGGGTGGTGACAGGTGCCTGCCCCACAGAGCTAAGTATTTGATTTACAGCATCCAGTTCGGTGGACACAGCGTAAGTAGGAAAGGACATACCTATCAGTTATGAGGTAAGAAAAAAGGGAGCCACAAGGACTCCCCAGGTCTTGTATCTAGATCAGGAGATCAGCTCGTGCCAGAGCGAGTAATGGCAGGAGTATCCAGTTCAGAACCAGGATAGGCAACACGAAGGCCTTGAGTCTCCGAGAATACACCACCATAGTTGGTAGGTGCAGAGCGGCTAGTACGAGCCACCGAACGGCGAATAGCAGTCAGGTTGCTAATGCTTCCGCTGGACGTGTTGTAGTTAGAACCGGTAGTGAAGGAGAAGGAGGAACGGGTGCTGGGGAGACCAGCAGCCCGAGTACCGCCTACACCACTACCGCCAGCATTGACAGCAGGGTTTGCCATGATCAGAAGTACCGATATTCAAAGTGAGAACCAGCACGGATAATTGCCGACTGGGAAGCCGTCTGAGTGTTCTGAGCAAACTGGAAGATCACCTGACCAGCGGTAGAACCGTTAGACAGGACACCCGAAAGGCGCAGCACACCGTTCACACCAGTAGCCAGGAGTGCGGTGCTATCAGCTTCAGCGGTCAGAATCGAAGTGACTCCAGCGGTGACATCATCAGCAACGTTATCCGTTGCAAGACGATACAGCGTTGGAGAAGCGGGAACGTCAACGCGATACTTCAGGTCACCAGTAGCAGTACTGGTGTAGTAGACAGTATAGCGGAAGAAAACACGCTCGTTTGCACCAACAGGGATGGTGAGCTGAGGAACAGTCACCAGAGTTGCACTGTTGGTCACAGTTTGGTCGGCATCAACGATATTGCCGAGAGTCATAACATCGGGCTGATAAACAGCACCGTTGTTACCGTTGATAGTAACAGCCATTTGTTAGAGTTCCTGAATGATTAAGTAGCAGCAGTGTTGCCAGCAATAGAGCTAGCAGCACTAGCACGGTCAGCGACACCAGTACCAGTCACAGCACGACCAAACTCAAGAGGAGTAGCAGGGTTGATGGTAAAGGATTTGACCGTTTTGGAAGATCCAAAGATCTTTCCGTTGGGAGTGTTGGGAGCAGCAGTACTGCCACCAATCGTCACAACACGCGAGGAACCAGGAGCGATAGACATTGCTCAGTACCTCACTTATCAGGAACGAGCCGACTGCAGCTCAATGGCAGCAGCGGGGTTCAGAGTGCCACAACCCATAGCCATGCGACCAACGATCACATCGCCTTGGTAGAGGACGCTCACATCACCGCTGGTGACTTGCACCTGAGGACCAATGGCCTCCACACAACCGGCAGCATCTTTGTGATAGATCAGACCACAGTGAGTCGAGAAGTCACCGCTGTAGTTGTTGTTCTCACCAGACACAGCGTTCACAGTACCAGCCAGGAAGGGCAGGTTGTTGGAGCGCTTGATCTGAATGCCAGCGATCTCATAGAGACCTTGGCCGCTGGTCAGATTACCAGAGGTGTTACCGTAGTCACGGTTGAGGATGTTCGTATCAACCTGACTGATCAGTGCATAGTACTGACGCGGGGACAGTACAGCAACACGACCAGTGTTAGGAACGTTCTTCTCATCAAGGATAGAGGCAGCTTCAAAGAAGGCATCCACCAGAGCTTGAGCGTTGAATTCGTTCTGCACACCCAGTTGGATCACCGAACCACCAGGCTCAGGACCAGGAGCTGCAGTGATCGGATGGGCTTCACGAGCCGACTTGGCGATCATACGGAAGATCTTTTTATCGTATGCCTCAGCAAGGGCATAGCCGATCTTCTTGGAGATCTCGCCACGCAGGTCGTAGTGAGCAAGGGTCTCATCCAGGTCATACACAAAGGCAGAGCTGATGAGAAGGTCGTCGCAGACGATGGTCTTCTCTGCCACCGGGGGATCACCACTACCCAGGATCGGAGTACCAGGGGTGTGGTAACCAGCCTGCATACGGCCAGTAAAGATGAACTGAAGAGACTTACCGTTCTTCAGGGTGCGGCGCATGATGGTGTCACGAGCCACGCAAGCCGACTCATAGGCCTTGAAAAGCTCGCCAGAGAACAGCTTGAGATAGGTACCGTATTTGGTATCATATGCCTGGCCGCCAGCGGTGTTCGATACCGCCTTGTTGATGGCGCCAAGGACTGTTTGGTTTGTGTTTGCCACGTAAGAAAAGAGAGAAGTAGTACGTTCTCCCTAAGCGCTTAGGAATTCACATGAAACAACATGTGCATTCAGACAATGTTTTGGTTAAAGTTGAAGCCATTAAGATTGTTTTGTTGTTGTCTGTCTCTCCAGACCGTCGATGGCAAAGGGTATCCAC